TAATATCAATATCAAGATCATCAAACATCTCATCTAAGACTTTTTCTAGAGCGTTAAAATTAACTTCTTCATTTAGCTGTTCATATCCTGGAAATAAAGCTACTACATAGTCTGAGTCTTGTATAAGCTCTACTCCTGGTACTTGTTTTGTAAGGAATGCTTTATATAGGGTATTTCTCTGATTTGTAGAAATGGTTTCATCTCCTTTTTTAGAAGGTGAATATGTAACGCCTTGAGCTTCTGTGTTATCTACATAGTACTTTATAATATCAACAATAGTAGACATTACTCTAAATAGTTCTCCTTTGTTAATAATTGCTTTAGAAGACATAGTACCTCCTGTATCAGGATCCACCATACCCGCGGTAAATTCTACCTCTAATATAGGAACACCTTTATAAGCAGCACGTTGTAACTGAACCATGTATTCAACACCGCTCTCTGTTTCAAAGCTTACTTCCATAACCATGTGGTCATTATAGGCCTCTTCCCATTTATAAGGTGTAGTACTTGCCTCGCCTACTTCATTCAGAGTTTCTGTTTCTCCGGTTAAAATATTCCATACCTGGTCTCTTTCTCTATCTGAAAGTTCAACTGGGAGGTATCTATTAAAATCAATAAAGTTATTATCAAGGACGGCTTTACGGGCATTAGTGCCTCTGATAGAATCTTCGCCAGGTACTTGAACGACTTCTAAATTATCAAATTTCTTTTTAAGGTTATCAAACCTACTAACGTCTTTTAAATCTTCTTCCGATCGTACTCCTACTACAAGTACAAAAAACTTGTCTGGATTGTCTCCTATCAGAGAGAAGAGTTCTTTAATCGGGGATACATCGTCTGATATTCTAATATCTATATCTCCGGTTAAGTGGTTTTCGTATATGTTCCAAATATCTAAAGCATCCTCCTTAGTGATTCCATCTCTTTCTTTGTGTCCTATTAAAACTAAGGTCTTATCAACCTCTGGTTTTTTAGATACTTCATCTACAAGGTAAAAATGTCCTAAGGTAGGCGGTTTATATCCTCCAGGAACTACGGCGATTACTTCTCTACCGTTAGCCTGGTCTTCAGTTAAGAATGGTTTTACTAAAAATTCTACTAGTTGATTCATGAATTAATAAACGATTTAACTTTTTGCTGAATATCATCTTCGGTTGCAACCATTCCTTTAACTTTTTCTGAAATTGTTAAGAATTCTTTTTCTAATTTATCGATTTGAGCATCTAAAAGTTCTTTAGTTTTTGCTCTAGCTTTTTCTCTTTTTTCTAATTCTTCCGGAGATAAATCGGCATCATCCGTCTTTCTAAACGTAGAAGCAAACTTTTCCGGATCAGATTCAGTTAAACTCTCTAGATATTCTTTTAATTTACCAGCTTTTACAGCTGCTTCAAAGTCTTGAATTTCTTTTTCATACTGTGAGTCAGGAGCTCGGTATAGTATAAAATTATCTCCAAGTTTAGATTTGTATCGATCAATATTACCATAAACGTTATTCCAGGTTGATAAAACTCCTACTTTAGGTACCTTTCTTTCTCTTTCAAAGTTTCTTAAAAAAGATACTATCGGATGAGCATAAACCATAATCATCAAGTGATCATAGTCTCCCATATTTAAAATACCGGGTACTTCCTTTCTTCTATACTCACCTCCTAACATCTTAGCTGCATTAGAGGCTGTAGTATCCCATACAAAGTTTTTACTAGATTCAATAGCAGCAGGAACGTCTTTATCGTCTACCTGATTTGAAGCTTTAGTAAGGTTATTAAACATTGGAGAATCTTTATCCTCGATGTACTTATCTGGGTTTATGATTTCGAAGTTAGATAAAGCCGGTTCAATTTTCTTTAAAAGGGTTGACTTACCTGCACCGGCTCCACCGGACATGATTATCATCTTAGGTTTATTTTTATCTTCTAAAAGCAAATCGACTAACTTAATCATATTTTATAAATATTACTTCGACGGGGTTACGCTTAAAGGTAGTATTTCTGTTACTGGTTTTAATTCTGGATGCATGTATTTGAAGATTTCGTAAAGGTGTCCGAACAGCTTTTTATTATCTTCTAAAGTTCCATCCATCTCTTTAACCTCCCAACCGTGACCTTGCATTTTACCTTCTTTAGGTCCTCGCTTGGATGATTTTAACCATAAGATTCCTGCACGATCAATTGGAGTATCGTATATCTCATTCCAAGACTGGGCATAGCATGCCAGCTGTAAATCATAAGTCTTATATAAAGCGTTAGATGTCTTAAAGTCTAATAACCAGATCTCTCCGTTTATTTCACAGATAAGATCGGCCGTACCTGCAACCTTAAGTTCATCTGAGAATAGATGGGTTTCGGTTTTAATTAAGGTAGGTTTATAAGTCTCCCAGAATTCTACAAACTTTAAGATCATCTTCCAAACCTCTTGAGAATATTTAGCATCCCCCCATTCGTTTAACCAAGTTACTTCTTTACCGTTGATATAATCTTCAATAGCATTATGAACTTGAGTTCCTTCTTTACCTGCTCTTCTGATGATGTAATCGGCATTAGTTCCAACTTCCTTCATCCAGCGTTCAAAAAACTTATCTTTTGGAAAATAAGATAGTACATGAGTAACAGAAGGGTAAAATAAATCCGGCTTTCTTTGATAGTATCTAGAATCTAGAACTGTAATTTGACGTGCCGATCCATCAGCTTCCACTAACCTCTTGATGTTCTTTGCTTTGCTGATGTTTTGTTTTTCTTGTATCATAATTTAAGTTTATACTCCAGTAAGCTTCTTAAAGTCAGTGGAGTAGAATGGTGCAGTAGTTTAGTAAAGTTTTCAAAACCTAATTCAGAAGGATCTTTCTCATCCATATTAACCAGGAATACTTCTTTTCCGTGGTCTAATAGTGTCTCACAGTAGGAGAGAGCCTGTTTTAGGGCATCACTATCAAGTGCTATGAAGACCTGTTTTACTTTGGAAGACACTATCTTTTTCAATAATTTTTTAGGTAGAGTCTTTCCTAATAGAGGTACAGCATTACGTTTGATTGCCATTGCATCAAAAGGACCTTCACATAATATAATCGGACTTTCCCAATTAACTAATAATTCAAAAGGAACTATATCTTTTGAGAAAGAAGGGTTTTTATATTTAACTACCCCTGGTCCGAAGTTTCTTCCTACAAAGTAGTTTAAGGTACCTGATTCATCATAAGATGGAGTAATGACCATATTACCATACCTACCTTTATCACAGTAGCCTAGGTTATAACGGGCAATATCTAATTTAGTTATACCTCTTTCTTTAAGGTATCTAAGAGCCTGACGGACGGTTAGGTCTTTGGTATCAGCCTGGTATAAAGGTTTGTATTCCTTAGGTAAAGATAAGGTATCTTCCTGCTTTCCTTTTTGATCGTGAAAGGCAATCTTAACATAAGATCCTAATTCATCAATACGGTGCTGGGGAGCATCTATGGCACGGAATAATGTTATGAGCTTTTTACCTTTACGGTTACATACCCAACAATGCCAACTATTCAAACCTTCTTCATTTTCCCTGAAATTGATTTCAAGTTTAGGTTTCCTGTGGTGACAGAAAGGGCAATGATAGGAGTAGTTAGCACCAGAGGTTGCTTTACCGTTTCCTATAACATTATTAACTAGATTTACTAGTAGGTGATTTACCATATGGTATAAAGATACGAACTTATCCTTAAGGAAGCAAGTCTCTCCGGTAAAATTTACCTAAAATATTATCATTGTAGGCATTAGTCAATAAGACCTCTTCTTTACATTGGTAATGTAGTTCGTAATATGTTAATTCTTTTTTAGATTTGCAAAGTTTTAAGATTCTTCTTTCAAAGCTTGACATTCCTAGTTCTTTAATGTCAGCCAGAAGTTCTTTATTAGATCCCCAATAAGTCATCCAATTAGATTCTTTAGTAACAACTTTATGAGTTGGTTTACGGCCGGGTCCGGTCTGTTCAGCAATCTCAGTCTTGGTAAGTTTCTTTTTAGTATTATTCCAAAAGACTTTTTTACCTACATAGATTCTTCCGGTGACTTTATTCTTAATCACGTATACAAATCCAAACCAGTCCTCGGGGTAGACTGGATCAATATAAATCCAAGTTTGGGTCATTTACGGTTTTTACAATGTTTAGGGTCCGATTTTGAATAGAAAGGTTTCGGACAAGAAGTACCTTTTTTATGCATATGACCGCATCTCATACAGCAGGTAGATTTACTAGCTACTTTCTCTGCTAAGATTTCATCTAATAATTCATTTAATCTTTTCATTATCGGTCTATGTTAATAATTATGTTAGTATCTGTGGTTGAGTTTAAAGGAAGTGGTTTTCCTAGCTTAGCAACTGCAATTAAGTCTTGTGCTTCATTATAGAGCCCTACTGTGGTTACATAAGGATCAAAATAAGAACTAGTTGCAAAATCATAAACTGTTCCGTCGGTTGATCCAGAGATAACTGTTGGGTTTAAGGTAAAGCTGTATTCATTTGAATCTATAGTACATTTATACTGAGTTTCAAACAATGTATAAGAGCTTGAAAAAGAGCAGATAACATTAGAAGATGTAATTAGGTTTTCAATTAAACCTGTTTCTTCTGCTATTCCATATGAAGCAGTACCGTATGCTGCAACTCCATAAGTTCCTCCTGATCCTGCTCCTCCTTGATCATCTGTAATAACTGCTAAACCGTGCTGGTAAATTATATTACCTACATAAGTAGATGAACCACCTCCTAATCTTAGATATAAAGACCCGTTCCCATCATCAGTAACGCTTCCGGATTCTGCTTCTATTTTAAAAGTTCCGGGCTGTATTCTTTCTCCGTATAGTTTAGTTGGTATAGATACAACCCCTATAATAGCGTTTGAAGCGGTTGGGAAGAAATGCTCGGTTCTTAAAGTTGTCTGTAGGTAGTTGTCAAATCTTCCTGCTGAAGATGCTGATCCTATTCTTACGTCTCCGGTTTCGTCTAAACCAGGTACTACCAACGGTAGTGTGGGTTCATCACCGTAAGAAGAACTTAAATAGTTAGAATAGTAGAGCTGTTTAGCTGAGTTAAAAACTAACTCTTGATCTAGTTTTTGAATCTGTCCTGTCTGAGGATTAGATCCAGAAGTGAAAAAACTGTTTACAATATTCTTTCCTAGATATCTATCAATTCCAACAGTAGAACCGGTCAAGGCAGCTGCTCCAGAAAAGGAGAAGCTTTTATTAACCTCAAACGGAGTGACTACTAAGTCGGAAGATAGAAATTTCTTGAAAGCACCCATTCATTTTAGAAGTCTAATTTAACTCTGATCAAAGCTTCTTTAGTGAAGTCTTTTGTTAAAGGTTTAGATAATTTAGCAACTGCAAGTAATTCGTTGTTATCGTTATACATACCTACTGTTGTTAAATAAGTCTGTGGTGAATTGATGAATTGAGTATATAATACGTCTCCTGTTGATCCTGAGATAAATGAAGGGTTTTCTGAGTAGTTAAACTCGGAGTTTCTAGTCCTAATATAAACGTAATCAGATGTAACGGTCTCTTCACTGTTTAATTGGAAAGATGCTCCGTTAACAACAGCGTTAAAAAATCTTTGTATATTTAAACCATCTGAATCGTTTGATCTGCTAGGTTCTAAATTGATAGATGCAGAGAGTGCTAATGGATTAAATAACATTACTCCAATATCTGGTAAAAATAATCCGTAAGATCCAGAAGCTGCTGAGTATCCGTTAGCATTAACTCCGGTGTAAGGAGTTCCGTTTGAACCAGATATAATTTGATAAACTCTACCGCAGTCTAAGAAAGTATCTGTTGATACTGTTCCTGAATTATCGGTTAGTTTAACAGTATCAGATCCGTTAGTCAATGTTATGTTAAAGGTACCTTTTAGTAAATGTTCTTTATACCTTGCTCTTTCTACAGAAACGGCCCAGAAATCAGAAGCACTTACTCCTCCAAATATAAATGATGCATTTTCATCTCCGTAAACTAAATTACGGTACTGTCCGTATACTGTTCTTGTAGGAGACTTTCGTGCTACTAAATCATTGAATAATGCACTTCCAGATCCTAAACTATTTCCATAAGCGATAGCAAATTGAACTGCAGCATTGCTTAAGCTTGATCCGGTTTGATATATATTCTTATAATAGGAATCGTTTGTTGAAGATGCTGAGGAGGTGTAGAACTCACTTAAGGTCGGAGTATTAGTCGACCAGGCAGTTGCAGTAACTGAATCTGCACTCACTAAAAAATCTTCTGGGTCTAATGCTTTAAATGACATAGTTATTTATTATGTTGTCTTTCTTACTGTTACTGGTATTTGAATTCTAGCTCCTGAGTCTCTTCCTACAACTTGTAGTGTTGCTGTTAAGTTTGTATTACCTCCAAATAAAGTATTAACTGTAGTAGCTGTAAGGTTCAACGTGGTTCCGATAACTGTCTTAGAAACGTTAGTTCCTATAGTAGTAGTTTGATTAGCTGTTTGAACCTCTTGGGTAGTTATACCAATACCGTTAAAAGTATTAAACAATCTTACATCTGAGATTGTAAAAGTATATCCCGATGTCTCATTAATACTTGTTTGAGATAGGTAATTTAGTGTTTGTGGTGAAATTGCCAGACTTGCACCTTGTTTGATTATGATTGAAGAATACCCAATATCAAGAACTGGCATTCTAGCTGTTCCTCTTGGTAGAGTTACAAGCTTATATTTCATTATTTGAGTCTCATCGGGAAATGCTTCCAGTAGTGGCATATTTTCAATAGCCTCTCCGTAAAAAGCTGATCCGGATGGATGTGTTGGATTGTAGAGAGTATAATCAATCTCGTCGTCCGATAATGCAAATTGTGTGATGCGGAAAGAACCGTCTCCTCTGGCAAGAAGCTCTCTACCTTTCTTAGTCAGGATAGCATCAACTGTAACTGCTGTATTATTTAGGTATCCCATAGTTTCTTATAAATATATGTCTAGTTTAAAGTTAATTTAGTTTATGTTCTGCTCTTTTGCAACTTTTATTTTATTTTAGTTGGTATTGTTAATAATACCTACCTCTGTTGCAACTTTTACTGGGTCATACTTAGGGTTAAAGTTTTTAGGTAAAAGTAAACCTGCACCTGTATAACCTAGTGATTGTATTAATGTAAATGTTTCGTTAGGTATTCTTCTGAAGATTCTAAAGTTTTGTTGACTTTGTCCATAAATGGTGGGGTTTATTGTCGGGATGATTTCAAGTGAGCTGGTAATGTCGTTATAATCTCCGGCTGTAAGGTTTTTGATAGTATAAAGGTCATCGGAAAAGTTAAAATCTAAACCGTCGGATCCTGATGAAAATAATCCAAATCTTATAAAATCTCCTACCTGTAAAGGAAAATAAGTATCTTCATACTCGATAGAATCTGTACCTCCGGTTATATACCTCCCCGTAGTTTTATTAAAAATTTGTAAAGTATTATTATCGAATCCGTACCTTATTACCTTCCCTAAAAGATCCGAAGATCCGGTAATCATAGAAGCTAACCATCCTGTTGAATATGGAGGTGTTGATCCGGTGTCAAATAGGGTGCTTATACTACTAGTCTGAAAGAATATATCGTCGTAGGTAGTATCGTAAGTAAAGAGATCACCTGAGTTAAGGGTAATGACTACATCTAGACCTCCACCAGCAGTTGCTCCCATTGATGCACTTGGAAATATTAACTGTTGTGTAGGGTAAAAGAATCCGGCTTGGCCGGTTACGGTGACACCGGTTACTACTGCCCAGGGGTTCGGGTAGTCCCAGGTGGTCGTAAAAGATGCTGTAACGTTAGCGTTAGAAGCTGAAGCTACTAATGAATTGTCGAAAGAACCTGTTATTAAATTTGTTGTAATAGAAGATAGTAGTTCGTCTGCTCCTGTTCTTAATGATCCAGATCCATCAAAGGCCGAATTTTCGTATACTATGTCTAATTTAGTATCAGAATCTGGAACGGATCCGGATTTTAGTAGTATAGTATTGTATAAGGCACCTCCTTCTACGATTGTAGAGTTGTAAAGTGCACTTGATGGAGTTCCAGCAGTCACTGGTAGCATATATACAGGATCTCCTTTTTTGAAAATTTGAGATATTATATCTATGTTCTTATTTTCTGGGGATAGTGTTATTGTATCTTTAGTTTCTGCGTTAACTAGGTAAATACAGTGTACATTACCTCCTCCGGGGTATTGAGGATTAGCTCCGCCTACCCAGTCAAAATATGCAAAATAATTTGTAAAGTAATCAATCGGTAGATTTGCTACGATTGATTCTGAAGAGATTAACTGTGTAAAGTTATACTGTCCGGTATTTTTGGTTCCACCGTATCTTAATTCAAAGAATGCTGATTTATTATCATAATTTGAATCTTGGATCTGGGCATATAAAGCTGATTGGCTTATAATGGGTCCAAAGTTGCTCGGGTTTAAAGCACCGTTTGTATAATCTACATCAAAGTATTTATTAGATACTCTGTTAGAATAAACGTTATTGTAAATTGCATTATAGTCGTTAAACCTTTCTAGATTACCTGGGAAGTTCTGCTGAGCATAGACTGTCGGGTCTAGGTAATAAGTTGAACCTGCAGATAAATTTTGAACATTAATCTTCCAAAAACTTTCTGTTATTAACCTTGCTGTACTATTAAAAGGATTATCTCCTTCTACATAGAGGTATTCTGCTGTATAAGTAGATCCAGATTTTAATAGAGTGTTTTTAGTTATACTATTGATTAATATATCATCATTACCGTTATCGTCAAAACTAGTACCGATAATATTACCATCCTCTTTAAGGTAGATCGTTAATGAAGAATCTTCGATGCCGGTAGAGTTTACAAATACTCCTGTTATGAATAATTCTATATCAACTATTACATCGAATGCTGGTGTATATTCGAAAGTACTATTATCATAATAATCAATAGCTGGTGTTTCTAGAGTAAACGGTAACTTACCTGTCGCTGGACTTCCTAAACTTGCTGTTATACTGTTGATTGTAGATGCAAATTCTGCATTTAAATTTTGTAAGTCTGGTATTGAAACTCTATAAGCTTCTCCAAGTAATGGATTATCCTGTAGCTTACCGTTAACTACATCAATTACTGATCCGGAATATTCTCCATTGTAAAATTCTCTTTCAGAAGATTCAATTGATGTTACTAGACCTTCTGGGGTTAGAATAGAGGAAGTCCACGATTGGTTAATATCTATCCAGTCATTAACTGACCCACCGGGACCACCTGTGACAACCTCTATAGACCCTGTTTCATAACCTCTTGATTGAGGCTTAATTGAAGCTGTATATTCAGGCCTAGTCCAAGAAACTTGAGCCGGTCTTTGACGGTTCCTTTCTAGCAAAGTTTGCTTAATGATTGCTCCAGTTGCTGCACCGGTACGGGCAGGTATGAAGTCTTTAAGCATCTTAAATAAGGAATTATCGTAGAACTTAATTAAGCGTAAATAATCATTCCAATCATAGGACTTAGAGTATTTTTCAAAGTAGGCATTTTTTAAAGTTTCTAGATCTGCGTATGTATAGCTACTAGAAGAAATCTGTCTTGGATCTCCAATATAATCTCCAAGGTTAAAATACCCGATTTGATTTATAATATCATCATTAATTTCATTCTGGGGTGAGAATCCAACTTCTAAGTAGTTTATGTTTTTAGTATAATCTTCAGTGTCGGGAGTATATTGTATTAAGCTTTTTTGATTAGATAAAACAGTTCCGTAAATGTTATTATTATTTAATCTAATCTTATCTGAGATTCTATTTTTAATACCTACTGCTGGTTGGTCTAAGAATTGAACTTCCGTATTAGGGCTGAATGAACAGCTTATGTCGAAGTTATTACCTATTCCAAAAGCAAAGGATGCTGTTGGGTTCTGACCAGAGGATTTAGGGTGAATTGAAAGTGATCCGGTATATAATTCTCCTCCTAATGCTGCACGGAATGCTAATTCATTAGGTGCTGAGTTTATAGAATTTCCTTCAATAGAATCAGAATTCATTACAAAATCATCAAAGACTGATTCTGATATAGCAGGTACATAGTATCTAAGCTCTTGGAAAGATCCTGATAGTCTGCTATAGGTGCCCATCGTATCTCCTACGAAAGCAAATGTTCCTGATTGTGTCCAATAAGATGTTACTGCTGTGAGTGAACTTGATGCTTGGAATCCTAGAGAAGTACCTGTATCTCCATTATAGATGCTATTTTTAGCATAGATTGTATAATCATCAGATTCTTTTATAATCATTACTGACCACCAACCTCCGTCAAAGAATGGTAGGTAAACAGAGGCGGATTGTGTAGTATCTGTATAATCTGGGAAGAAGGTTAACGTACCGTATTGGTAGTATGGATCAACTATTGAACCAGAATAAGAACCTGAAGTACCTGCTGAACCTGTATAAGTTAAAACAGTATTAACAAACGTATTGGTACCGGCACTATTTCCAAGAGACCATAGAGACTGTGATACGTTTGTAGGACCGGATGAAGCTGTAACTTCATCAGTCTTAAATCTAAATACTGTAGTATTAGGAGGAACTATTGATACACCTCCATCCCAAGATCCGCTTAACTTCCAATAAGTTCTAATGTATTCAGTAGTTCCGTTAAGTTGAGCTGCATAGTTTTGTTTTCTCTGCCAATAATCCCAATCGTTAGAATTAACTTTATCTTTACCTCCAAATTCTGAGATTCTTAAAATAGTATCGGGGATTCCGTAGGTATTAATCAATAACCTTAAACCTGCTAAAGTTCCTTTCTTTTTAATTAAAGCAGGTAGGTTATGGTAAAGTCTCTTGTATATAGATTTATTAAGGTCATCTAAAGTTACTGTATCGTTAGAGGCGCTTATAATAGTATCTATATATTCAACTCCTGATGTAGTGATAGGGTATGTTGTAGATATATCCGGTAGTAATAAGGTAGAACCTGAAGGGGTTAAACCTAGTAGACCGGAAAATAAATCTGCGGAAGTAAAGTTATTCTCGTATAGCTTTAATCCTAAAGATCTTAATACGTCAGCAACTAAATCTTTAGATGATCCATAATTTAATCTATTATCACCACTGTATTTATTAGGTATGTGTTTAGTATATAGGAACAATTCATCTAATACTTGACCAACCATCTCAACGTATGTTAAGTAGTTAGCATTATCTGTATTCTCTCTAAGTTGACTTGGTATACTGTATGTTAAGTTATCACTATTGAGATTGTCATAGAACGAAGCAGAAAGAATCTCACCGCCGTAATTTCCTGAACCTTCATCATCTGAGCCATACCATGTTAATACTGTTGCAGATCCTGTAGATGCTAGAGTATATGGTCGTGCTGAGTTAGTTTTAGGCCATGCTTTAGATCCAGACTCATAATAAAGGTAGTAGTCATAACCGTCAAATTCTTTAATAATAGTATCTATAGAATCCTGGTATATTTTAATACTTCCAGATCTATATCCTGAGGAAGATGCTGTTAGTAAAGTATCTATTGAGTTTTGATAGGATTCAATTAAGCTTGCTTTATAGTAAAAATTTTCTAATCTCTTTTTAGCGGATGAAAAATGTACAAAATTTTCAAAATTAGTATAATCTACGCTAAGTTTAGCTTGATTTTGATTTAGTAAGTATCCTAATTGAGCTATTGAACTCGTTAGGTTTGTCTGGTGTAGTTGGTTAAAACTCTTATAAACTGTGGTCTTACTTTGTTCGTCTTTACTATTAGCTAATTGAAAGTTAGGTCCTTTTATTGCCGTCTTTTGAGATTCTTCATCAAAAGTAGTCTTAAAGTTAACCTGGTACGCAACTGGATCTGCTTTTAATGTTTGAACCCAGAGTGTACTTTTAATATCGTACTGATCAGGAAGAGGTCTATAAAGTTTTATTAATACTGTTGCTCGTCCTAAATCAGTTTCGCTGTATTCTATATTTGTAGCTATCTCCTTATTACCGTCTAAGAATGCTATGTAAAATTCTTGAAAATATTGTAAGGTGGTTTCGTCTTGTGTATTTGCTTTAAGTTCTGTTAATAAACTTTGAACCCCGGTCTGTAATTCTATCTGTGAAATAGTGTTACTTTTTAATACTAATTCTGTACGATCAGAAGATATTTGATCTATGTATAGAAGGTTTTCGCTATTTGAACTAAGTTTGTTATTAACGAATTGATATACTAGGTAACCGAAACCGTTAAGTAGTCCTAATTCTAAACCGTCCTTCTCAGGATCTAAATTTAATATAGGTACACTAAGGTTATCACCTTTTGATGAATCATTATTAAGTCTCCATCCTAAAAAGTTATAATTTATATTTATTGAAGACTTATTAGAATCAAAACGGTATAGCTCTACAGTATCTTGGGTAGTATCAAATTCGGCATCTAACCCTGTGCTTTGTATAAGGGAGGAATCTATTTGATCTAAATCAATCTCTACAAGACTGCCAGGTGATACTTCGAGTAAGGATATTGTAGTATTCATTATACAGTTATTGTTTGACTGGGGTTGGTTAAATCTGCTAACCTTTGTTCTAATTCTAAATTAGATGCTCTTAGGTTATCTATTTCTTGAATTAGAGGTTCTATAATACTTTCTAATTGATTTATTCCAGCGTACTGTCCGCTAGTTTCAGCGAGGTATGCATGGCTGTTGTAAGATCCTTCAGCAGGTATGTTGTAGAAGATTTGTTGGTAGTTCTCGAAAAACTCTGTAACAGTTATTGCTTGTTCAGCGGGAGTAGGGGGAGTAGTTACTTCCTGGAAGCTGTTATTAATAGTGTTATCAAAGGCTTCTCTGTCATATACGGTCTTATTTAATGTAATCTTTTCAGCCATTTAGATATATATTTTATAAATAGAATATTACCTTGAAACTACTCTTCCAGTAATATCGCTATTAGGATATTTAACTTCAAAAATCATAGGATCTAAAGAAGGGTAAACTACATCGTCTAAAGTTGCTCCTTTTATATCATATGAATATGCACTATAACCTCCGGTAATGCCAGTTTTATTTGTAACTTCTATATTTTTTACTGTCTGTACTCCTTCGATTTTATCTAGCTCTATATAAAGCTCATTAAGCATTATAGGTTCGTTTATCTGCCAATCATCAATATTAAAATACTCTTTTAACCTAGTAATACATTCAGATAAAACTTTATTGCTATTAGTGTTAGGGTAAGTTACAACTTCAAAGTTAACCTTAATATTAACTACATAAGCATCTTTAATACTAACACTATCTCCAACCATCCTATACTGTGATAGATATGTTCTTAGGTTCTTTTTTAATTCATCGCTTGCAGTTACCAAGCTTTTACCTCTGTTATATGCTAATACGTAAAGGTCTAATGTAGCTGGTAATTCTCCAGGCATTATATCTTTTAAGCTCTGTTTTGTAATATAACCTTTAGCAATAGTTCCATACCTAGAAGGCATACTTAAAGCTCTGAGAAGGTAATCGTCTGCAGTTACTGTTCTTAATTGATTCTGGAATGTTGATAATGCGTTCTGTCTGATTTCAGTAATTGTGTCTCCGTCTCTACCTCCGGATGCAGCTTCTTGATTAGTAACAGCAAGACTGCTAAAGACTGTCTGTGCAGCTACAGGGTCAATATTAACGTTGTTAAATGTGACTGTGCTAGACTGTATTGATGTTAGTGTGTTTTGACCAGTATTTGAATTAACTCCTCCTCCTACATAATAGTTTACAGTTAAGGTTGTGTTTGAGGGAGCAGTACCGTATGTGTTAGTGAAGATAAAGTTAGTAGGAGAGAAAGCTGTTGTTAATTTACTTTGCTCTGAGGGTAATCCTAGACCTACGTTGTTGGGATTAGGTACTATAGATCCATCTGCGTTTTCAGAGGTACCTGCACCGAATTGAATTTGTAAAGTTGTCTGGTTTAGAAATCTAGTTGCAAATCTATTAGGTACTTGTTTTGTCTGTAGTAAATACGGTACATCTGAATCTGGGGATGGTGTGTTTGGGTTTGTGTTTCTTAAGCTATCAAAAACTACGTCTTGTCCTAAGTAATCAACTTCATACCAGGTATTACCTTCACTGTCAGTGATAGATTCAATTCCGATTATATCTGTATCTTCAATAAGTATTGTTGCGAAAGATTCGGGAGTTGTAAATGTAAAGGTTTTTGTTTTAACTCTAGCAGAAATAGCTTGAACGGATTTTTGTAGAAGATAACTTTCTGGGGTATCTCCTGATATTTCATATATACTAACTGTTGTAGGATCTGCACTACTAGACACTGCGAAGTTGAGGGGGTCTTGAGTTACAAAGGTTAAACTTGGATCTACAGGATTACTTACTTTAAAACCTTGCGGAATCGTTAAAGTATAGTTCCAGTCAGGGGTTCCGCTGGTAGCAGGAAGTTCTTGATAGAATGTTAACGATGTTATAGCAGCTGTGGTAACTTTAGGTTTATACCCTAATAAGTAGGCTAATTCATATAGGTTACTAGTCTGTCTAGCGTATTGTATAAAGGTTTCTTGAGCTTGATTGTCAATATAGAAAGACATTATATCTCCAACATAAGCAGCCATCTCCATAAACAGCATCCCTGTAGAAGAAGGGGTGAAATCATTATAGGTATCTGGGAAGTATGTTTTGGAGAATTCTATTAGTCTTTCTCTTAGACTGTCAAAATCTCTATTTAAATAGTTTATATTTCTTTGAACTGCCATATGGGGTTAGATAATTATTGTTAAAGTGTCTTCTACTTGTAGATCAATAGCTCTGTATGTTGTTTTAACTAGTAGTTGGTTAGTGTCTTGATTAGAGTATACGTCTAGACTTACTATTTCAACATTCGGAAAATAGGTAGTTATATCTGTCTCTATTCTCTGTCGAGCTAGATCAAAAGTTTCTTCATCTAAGTTTTCAAATATAATATCTCTTAAACCACCGCCAAAACTCGGGTTCATATAACGTTCACCAGGAGTAGTGCTAAAGAAGTTTTGTATATTATATTTTAATTGTTCTCCGGTAGTATAAGTACTAGTAAATACATCCTTGGCGGAAAAAGGTAATTTTATACCTACTGCAGTCCTAGGTTGTGTATCTGCTAATGTTCTATTTGCTACTCTGATTGCCATTTATTTTATTTTTTCATTAAGCCCATTACTTGATCGAGAGAAACTTCTCCTGGAGGTAATGCAGATCCTTCACCGGCTGTATTTGCTGATACTGGAGGTCTGTAACCTGGTCCGGCTCCAAAGCCCATAGCGTCGGCTGAAGTCATATTTAGGTTTCCGTTTCTTGACTGGGCCATTCCGTCTAATAGAGAAGAATATTTCTCTCTTACAGAAGGTCCTGTTTGGGTTGGTGCTGCTGTCGGTCTTGCTGCCGGTTGAATGTTCTCCGTTACAACTTGTTTAGGTGCACGAACTGCCTCTAGAAGAATTTCTTTCATTTCCTCTTGGATAGCTTCTTTTACAGCTTCTTTGATTAATTTCTTTAGAGCGTCTGATTTCATTATTTATAAATATTTCTTAGTCTGCTTTTAAATTTTCTTCGTCAATTCTTAATTGTAATTGTTTTAATAGTAAGTCTGGTACAGAGGTAAATGAAGCAGGAGTTCGTAAAACTGCTACTCCAGATCTATCATATGCTACTCCGATTCTACTTTGATAGTTAGCTACATCTTTACCGCTTAATTCAACTTTTAAAGTAAAACCTTTGTAACCTATTTCGTTTCGTTGCATTTGAGTCGTCAATTGAGAATCTGATAGGTTTATTATTTCTTCGTTTATATCTTCAAAAGGTATTTCTAAATCCTTACTACAGCCCTGTATTAGAAAATCTAAGTTTTTTAAATTATCTAAAAGTATTCCGAGTACGTACCCTAAAATTGCGAAAACCTGGTTTAATCCGTTTGCTGCAACTCCGTATATTTCTAATTTTAATTTTAGAGAATTCTTAGCTGAATCAGCACCAGGTGGGACTGGGAAGGGGTTTGCATTGTATGCTGCTAGACCTATCTTTGCTGCTTCTACAGCAATAATGAGTCCAGTGGAAACTCTTTGACCTATCAATACAAAACTATACATAGCATTTAATGCCCTAATTAATCTATTTCTTCTTGCTATAATCTCCTTAATTTTCTGTTCATCAGGACAAGTTTTATTAGCATCAATTACTTTTTGGTCAGCTTTAGTCATTACTAATTGTAATATCTGAGGGCCGAATTCTTGAAGTAGTTGTAATACTATAGGTAGTAGTTTTTCTTTATTCTCTTCAATAAATTGATTAAATCTTTTTTGTAGGTTTACACTAGACGGTAATTTGAGAGATTCTTTAAATTCATTAAACTTACCTGTATAGTCGTTTATTTGATCTATTGTATACCTTTGAATTTCTTTTAGAGCTCTTGTAAGAGCTGAAAGTTTTATAATCCCTAGATCGTATAAGGTGCTTTGATTTGAAACTGGTAGACCTTCTTTTGAGACTGTTGTATAGTCTTCATATCCGAATGCTTTTAGTGTATTCTGGCTGATAAAGATATTCTCCACAGAAAAAACTACCGGGTTTGATGTATTAATTTTACCTATTGTTTTGGTGGATACTTTTGTCTTAGCTCCTTTATCTTGAGGTATTATGGTTACTTTTCCGGAAGTAGTATCAAATTGAGCTTTAGGAATTATTAATTGAAATATTCCAAAACTGGCTTGATCTGTTGCGGTCTTTCCGGTTATAAGAATTTGCTTAGGTACTGTAATAGTTTCTAAAGGACTAGGTATTTCTGTAAAGTCTCCAGAAGGTACAGGTTCTTCAACTACTTTCCCGTCCGGACCTTTTTCTAAACCAGAATACTGTACTTTAGCTCCTCCAATTGGGTCACCAAAATCGTCAGTTACTAAACCTTCTAATATAACATATTCTAGGTATTTGATCTCCTTTTCACCTACCGGTGGTTCTTCAGGCGGTGCAGGTTCTTCTTCAGGCGGGGGTGAAAATAGAACTTTCCAGGTATTAGGACCAACTAGACCGTCAATTTTAATTTCAGCAGTTGTTTGAAATGTCCTTACTGCTGTATCGGTTGCAGTTCCGAAAACTCCATACCCGGGCTGGTTATCATCTTGAGGTAAGAGAGATACTTTTTGTGGTAGTTCTAATCCTCGTACTGCATAGTATAGTTTAAGTTGACTTTGTATAAGTTTTACATCTTTACCTTTAGACCCTTTCTTAAACGGTCCGGCAGCAGCCGGATACGATGTATTAAAGGGGTATTGCTTTTCCAAGGTTGCCATTTACTGTAATTTTACATTGTTAGATAATACAGTTGAATCAGATATCTCAGTCATAGGTCCTTTAATAGTCCCTAATGCACTTGTAAATCTATCGATAGAAG